AAGCTGATGGTTCCAAACTCAGAGAAGAGCGACGACTCCTATATTCTCAGCTCTGCAAAGACACCTGCATTGCGAATGGCTTATCTTTCAAACACACTGTCCGCATCCCTTCAGATACCAATCTACTACGATCGCTCGATCAAGAAGAGCCGTCTGGATTCGGGAAAGTCCGACTTCTTCCGCGTGGGACTTGGTCGGCCGTCCAAGACAATCCCCCATTTCCTCAACACAAAGGATGCGATTCCCGAACCCAAAGATGCACCAAAGAATGTGATGCTCTGTTCCTTCGCCAGGTCGTGGACTGATATGGGAGAGGGTGAAACGCAGATTGACCGCATTGTTTCAGGTGTTCAGAGAGCGTATAAGGAGGGTCGACTGACTATTTTGGACGAGCTTGAATACGTTACATCCGTCATTCGATGTGCGGTGATTCGCATAGATACTGCGGCCTCTTCAGTCAAATGCGGATTCTGGTCCGAGATGCTCAGTCCTCGCGAGCGGACGATCGTGTTGCTCGACGACGACATTCTTGCACATGTAGCTCGAAGCACGGATAAGGCAAAGGGGTTTGCGAAATATAAGTATACAGTCAACATTCGCGACCCGCTGTTTCCGAAGAAGATGCTGACCACCGTGACCACACTTCATGCCCGCGCATGTGCATCTGACCGTCCACGCTTAGCCGATGCGCTTCACGAGCTTCAGAGCAAGGGACATGACTTCCAGGTGATTCTCGACCCGTTCGAGCGAGTTCAGGCGGTGTTTGTGCCGAAGGTGGTTGTCCTACCAGTTCAGCCCGCGACATACGAACAGTTGCCCGGAGTTCGTGCACGGTCAGGATATGCGGACATTAAGCCAGAAGAACTCCCAACTCGTCAAGCCGAGCGCACCTTTCTCGATAATACCACGCACAAGGGATTCAAGTGGGTTGAAGATCTTCAGGATACACAGGGCCGGTTCGTTGAGTCGTTGCTCGCCTCCGAGTTCCGCGCACCCTTTCAACCCGAAGAGTCGACACTTGTGACTGCGAAGGAGGTGCTGTCCACGATGCAGCGCCACCAAGAACGCGAACTGATTGATGGAGCGCCCAATGCCGAAGACATCCATACTGCAGACTCAATCTCGTATTCAGCAGAGGTATTTGACTTCCTCATGTTCTCACTCTCTAAGGACATTCAACGCGAAGAGTATGCTGATCTGCGCGAAGGTATCGCATCTCGCGGAAAGAACCTCTACAAACAGCTTGATACCTGGCTGAAAAAGGAGGCACATTGGGATGCAACGCAAGGTCCACGTGCATTCGTGAACAAAGTGCGCACACCCTGCGGACAGTTCCAACAAAAGGACGCATGTAATACGTCATCCTTGTGTGGATGGAAGGCGGGTAAATGTAAGATTAAGGTTGACTCCTCCGTTGACCGCGGCCTTGTCCTGCGCAGGTTGACGAAGACATTGGTTGAGAACGACAAGCAGCGTGCATTAGTATTAGATGAACGTCTATCGCCCTTCTTCAGCACGGTTCTCTACATGGAGATGCCGCATGAGCTGATTACAACCTCCGTCTAGTGCGACGCGACTTCTTCGACTTGCGCTTTGTCTTTCGGGACTTGCGCCGACCTGCCGTCTTCATTCGCTTGGTAAACCCAGTCTGTAGTTCTTCTGCTTCAGCTTCGCGCTTGACCCTTTGAATTGCCTTATCGTCAACGTTCACTTCAACAGGCATCGTATCCGTATCAGGAGGACTACCTGGATACGATGTTTGTCCCTTCGGGGTGATGTTCTTCGGATTATACGCGAGTGCTTGGTCGAGGCTAATAGACATTGTATCTAGACACTAAAAATCACCTGGGTTTCCAGGGCATTTTTATTGTTTATGTTTGGTTTAGGAGTCTAGTGGCGACGGAGTGAGGAGTCTAGTGGCGACGGAGTGAGGAGTCTAGTGGCGACGAGTGTGGCGGCGGGTCTTGCGGGGACGGCGACCGCCGGTCTTTCCGTGAGCCTTCGTCTTGCGCTTATACGCATTGTACTTGCGCGTCTGGCTCTCCCAGTTGGCGGGGAGCATCACGTGGGGCGTGTCGAAACCAGGGTAGTCCTTGCGGTGGCCACGCGTGTAAGCAGCGGGGGAATCCGTTACGCGGAGAGTAGTTTTAGGCATTTATCTTTCCACTTGGAAAAAATTTACGTCACCGGAGGTTCCTTGTGAACCTACGTCGTCGGAAAGACTCCTCTTTACGCCTTCGGCTTGAGGAAGTGGACCTTGAGGAAAGACTGGAGGTTCAGGTAGGTGACCTCCTCCTTGTCCGTGACGCGGAGCAGCTTCGCGAGCGCCGAGTTGGGCAGGATGCGGCGCTTGAACGCCGGGTCGAAGCAGTTGTGCTGCTTGACGTAGCCCGAGATGAACTTCGTCACCTCCGTCTGCGAGCGCTTCTCGCCCGACTTCAGGCCCATGAACGCGCAGAGCTCATCCGTCAGCGGGCGCTGGACGAGGAAGGCGTTGTTCGCGCGGCGGGCCTCCCACGTCTTGCGCTCCTCCGGAGTCATGTCCTCCGGGTTCTTCTTCTTCTTCTTCTTGATCTCGCGGGCCTCGCGCTTGGTCGCCTTGATGGCGTCCGACACACTCTTCGTGGCCTCGCGGACACGGGTCGTGAGCTCCGTCGAGAGCGCCTTGAGCTTCTCGGCGAGGCTGGCGAGGATGACGTCAGAGCTCTCCGTCGCCTCAACGACGGCCGGGGTCGAGGCCGACTCGACCGTCGGGACCGTCACAACGGCCTTCGACGGGGCGGCAGGCTTCTCAGCCTTGGGGGCCTTGACCTTCGGGGTCTTGGCGGCAGGTGCAGGTGCAGGGGCGGCGACGGGGGCAGCAGGGGAGGACTTCTTCGGGGCCATCTTGTTTGACTTAACGGAAGCAGAAGAAGCAGACATTTCTAACGCACTGGTATACTCTTACCTCCGGCGGTCATGTAAACCGCTTGCGCCAGAAACTCTGGTGGAAGACGTTTTGTGTAGGCCAACAAACGCGACTTGGCGCCAACATAGTAGGCGCGATAGGCTACAACAGGGTCGAGGTGATGATATTCTTCGGGCATGGCCAATCTAGGTAGGGTCCATCCAACATCGACGAGCGGCTCCGGTGGATGTGCGGACAACCAGGTCAGATGCACATGAGTCTTGTGAATCTTTCCATAGCGAAACGAATACTCGGCGCACAAGGCCAAACCGAGGCGGCAGAGCCAGGTGTAGTTCGCCAATGATTCGCGGACCCAACGTGCAGAGGGGTGATTAGGATGTGTCTTCTTGTAGGCTCCTTCGGGAAGCGGTGACTCGTAGACCCAGTGTGCGGTGTACAATAGTTGTGCAGTTTCGAGGATCATCTTCACCACGTGTTTATCACAGTGAAGACGAGCCGCTTCGTCGGGGTCCAACGACAAGAAGAAGATGTTCATGGTTGCACCATGTTTCCGAGCAATGCTAGAATCCGTTTTAGCACCGCCACAGCGCAGACAACGCTAGAAACACAACGTCATACGACTGAACATCCGTCAGCCCAATGGTGAGAAGGTTCAACGAATTGATGATATATCCGTTGTTCGTAGTGTAGGCATTGAGCGCGCCCTTCGAACAGATCATTAGAAGCCGTTGGTTAGGTTTGGGCATCGCAATCAAATCATCATGAAAGAAGCGGAACATCATGCGGAGGTTTGCGTGAGTTAGGTTTGCGAACTGTTCGGGATGTGTTTCCTCGAATCCAAAACTACGGAAGATCTGAGCCAGGACATTCCACCGTCGAAGGATATTCTCAACGAGGTCCTTCGAGGGTGCGGGAACAGGCAGCTTCCATCGTCTGCGATAGAGATGTATCTTACGGAGCCTCGCAAGGTCAGCATGTTCAAACGGGACCTTCGTGTAAGGGTTCAACGGAGTCACAGTGCGAATACTCCACTCCCATGCGCTTCCAAAGTCAAACCACCAAATCTTCCCAGCCTCTTCGATTCCGAAATAGTCAAAAGGATGCTGCTTCTCCTTTGACTCCATCGTCACGAGGTCTTCATCATTCACACACCTAGTTCGCTTCAAGACACCTGGCCCAGCCCAGACCAATCGACGGCGGACACACCATCCTCGATATAACGCTTGGACTTTTGCAAATCGATCAATCTTATCACGATTCACATCCGCCCAAAACCTGGGGGACTTAGCTCGAGCGTGACGTCCGCATAACATATGTCCAGTCATCGCATCCGACGAACATCGATCCGTTGAAGTTTTGTTTCGAACGGAGGCGCACTGAGGCATTGCTTATCTTGTGCTGAGCCTTGAAAACTGGAAACCTGCGCGGAAAACGAATCCGGGGTTGGCGAGGCCAGTCCATCTCACAACAATCAATATGGCTACCTCTGCAATCATTCCTTCTGAGAACCTGGACATCAACCGCGTCATGATCGGCGAGATCCGCTCGAACAAGGCTGGGGGTAAGACCGTTCCCATCAAGTACAATGGACAACCCCTTCAGGTTCGCATTCCTCGTATCTTCTACCCGGCTGGCGTCGTCGTCCGTGAGGACGAGAAGACTGGTCAGCGCAACTACAGTATGCTCGCGTCGCTGAAGGGCTGCGATCCCTATGCGAAGGAGCGCTCGACGGACGGCACTGACGTCGGGCAGTTCTACAACTTCCTCACTGACCTGTCTGAGAAGATCGTTCAGCACGCGATCTCGAACAGCGGCAAGTGGTTCGGCAAGTCGAAGTCCGAGGCCGTGCTCCGCGAAACGATGAAGCCGATCCTCACGCCGAGCGTCGAGAAGATCAACGGTGAGTGGGTGCCGAACGGCAAGTATCCGCCGTCGCTCCGCATGAAGATCTCGATCTGGGATGGCCAGGTCGGGATGGACGCGGTGGATGCGAACGGTGCAACGATTGAGCTGACCGAGAACAACCTCGAGCAGGTGTTTGCGAAGCGTGTCGAGTGCCGCATGGTTCTGACGCCGAGCATCTACGTCACGGGCACGGGCTTCGGTGTGACCTGGCGCATCGCTCACGCCAAGGTGTTCCCGCCGACGCGCGTCGGTGCGAAGGCTGCGTTCGCCGACATCAAGGAGCCCGACGAGCCGGTTGAGGAGGACAAGCCCGCGGCTGTCGAGGTGCCGGTCACTGAAGAGGATGAGGCTGAGGTTGAGGAGAGGGCTGTGACGCCTCCGGCTGCTCCGCCTCCGACGGCTCCGGTTGCTCCGAAGAAGGCTCGTCGGGCAGCTGCGGTGTCGTGAAGCCAAGAAGTGACCAAACAGTAGAGCCGCCTTTAGGCGGCAGGTATACAATCATCCGATCATCAATAAACCAAACCTTTTCCTTTTCCGGGAAGCTCAGCGGTTGGGCGGCTCCACATGCGAACGGCCGAAGCGACACATGTCCACATTTTTCGCATGAGTGGACATCAGGCCGCTTGGTGATCATGTCTGGTGTGACGATTCGAATCACACCACGCAGACACCTCTCTAAGAATGCAGTAGGCGTTGTCCATCCCTCTGCGAGAAACTGCTCATAAGAATGCTCAGGCATGCGCGACCAAATTGAGTCACTCTCTACCCATCCGTCTTCTTGAAGAAGAGTTCCGAATGGTGTATCCTTGTGCCACAACACCGTTACATCCCCGGGGTTATCGCGCTTATGTTCCGCTACACCTACGCGGTCCAGGTCTTCTGGATCATACAGCCAGTAGACATTCGCATGCTCGTAGTTTGGGTCACGTGCACCCCTGAACACCTCGCGTCCTTCGACTGACCACAAGTCCGACACAATGTTGAGATCATGCTCGGTAATATCAGAACTCACGGGATAGACAATCGAGCGATCAATCGCAGACAACATCCCTTAATCAAATGTAACCTTTACCGTCACGTCGTGGATACGCACGGACTTGGTGGCCGAACGACTCAGCTCGTGACGCTTACGGCGCTCACCGTCCTTGGGCTGAATGACCTGCGAACACTCCTCCATATCCGCATGGATCTCGTCGTAATGGGCATCCAGATACTCAAGCACCTCATCCTGAATGGCCCACTCAAAGAAGTTTAACTGACCCACCGTGGTGTCCAGACCACGAAACTGAATCCGCTTCCAGCGACAGAATGGATCAAACATCTTTTTGTTATACGCCTTGAGGTGTGACTTATATACCAGATACACGATGACGTGACGGTTCGTCTTCGTCATAAACGATACGTTGTACTTCTTCGAGTAATTGGTCACAAACCAGTCCAGCAGGCGCAGACTTAGCTTAGACTTTCCGGTAAGGACCTCCTCAATCCGCTGAAAGTGTTCGGGGGTTGAGTAGAATCCTTCTAACCGACGCAGAACCCATTGCTCTTTGCTCTGAATCGTCTCCATACTGATTCTGTGTTACAGCACTGAAAATGAGTTTTCGAATGCGACGCATAAACAAACGCAATGGAAGCGGTTATCACAGAATGGCTGCGCGAACCACCTTATACTCGCCCGAAGAAACGACTTAAGCCTCTGATCATGTTGATAACGTTACTCACACCTGTGAGCTACACGAGGGCTCGACGATTTGTGTTTACCGCATTGGAGGAAGCGATGAAGGGAGAGCTTGGGCAGACCTGGATGCGTGATCGTTGTGTGCGGAGAACCATTCGCGTCTATGGTATGAATGACCAGCGCACGTCGGCATGGCATGCGAAGCGAGGTGAGATGATCACGGCATCTGAGGTTTATCAGATCTTTACGGGCGGGGAAACCAGACGCAGCCTCATCCTCCGCAAACTTGTGCCGCCACAGCCGACAAGCGGGCATGGAGTCGGTGCGATGATCTGGGGAACGCGCTTCGAGCCGATTGCAAAGGAGTTGTATGAAGACGAAACCCGTTGCACAATCACGGATGTATCCTGCGTTCAACACCCGATCTACCCGTTTCTTGGAGCATCGCCCGACGGGATCATCTTCCCCACCGATCCAGCCGATGTGCGTCGCCGCGGCCGACTGGTTGAGTTCAAGTGCCCGTTCTCGCGGGCCGAGTCCGACGGTGTCCCTGAGGGATATGTCCATCAGATGCAGATGCAGATGGAGTGCACGGGCATCGACGAATGCGAGTATGCCGAGTTCAGGTTCAAGCAGGTGTTCTCATCCGAGTGGATTCGGTCGACTGCAAAGAAGGGCGTCTTCGCTGTACTCGATGATGATACTGTGAAGTATAAGCCGGCTACCATGGATCTCGCCAAGTGGCAGATGGAGATCGGCGAAGCACAGTTCATCTACTGGCTGCTTTCCTCAACGAAGAAGGCCTTTGTCCCGAAGGACCCTGGTTGGTTGCCCAGACATATCGCAGCTCTCCAAGCTACATGGGACGAGGTTCTTCTTCATCGTGCTGCGGGAACGCTACCACCGCCTCCGCCACCGAAGGCTCTTCCTACACTGGACATTTGATCACGCCCGGAAAGTAATACCCCTCAGTGGGGAGTCTGCGATCCACAAACCAACGATCGGGCATCACAATTTTTCGGTTCGCATTGAGGAACGCACCCCACCAGGAAAAGGACGAGTTTGCACAGATTCCACCAGCACACTGGCTCATCAAGTACAATGTTTCGAGTTCCGGCTCATCTATGATCGTGTATGAAAGACCAGCCAAATACGGTCTAGACATCGCATAGGGAAGGTCATTTGTTACGATGAAGAAATGGGCATCTGGGAACATCTTGATCGCCCTCGCATAATACTGATCCAACCCAACATCGTGATATGGATTCCCCACGTAATCACCGCCGCGAATATGGAGAAATATGCCGCTCTGAACAGGGTATTTCGAGAACACGGCGGTTGGGAACACCAATTTCGAGATAAAGTCGCGATCAACATATCGCCAGTCTTGAAAGTACCCACGTAACTCGGTGTTCATGGACCCGCGCAGTAACTCATTCCAGTTAACGTATGCTTTAGGGTCATTTATATAGTTGATCGGCTTCATCTGTCTATAGAGTGGTTTGAAGGTCTGGAAGATGGTGTCGAAGTACGATATAGACGAATGAGGAGATGGATTGCTGAGTGACTGTAGGTATGAAAGTCGATTGGTCCTCCTCGCAATCTGAAGAAGTGCCGCCAATTGAAAGAGTTGGTTTCCCAATCCACCAACGAGTTCCACGGTCAATGAGAACGGCATTATTACTTTCAGATGAAAAACCATGTTCTACAATGACCGTAACGTTTGTTACTGCGTTCTTGGATCTGCATGAAACGAGAGCCAAGGACAAGACAAATGAAGCTCGTATCAACTACTTCAACCAGTTGGTTGCAACCGGTATTCGCCTTCATGTATTCGTGAGCCCAGAGCATCATGATAAGATTTCTATTACGAATGGTGTGATTGAGACAATCTCGCTTGAAGAGCTTGATTTCTATGCGATCTCGCCACAAGGGTTACCTGATACTCGTTCAGACGAGCACGATACGCGCAACTTTCTGATTCTGATGAATGCGAAGATTGAGTTTATGAAGCGAGCCATACAGGCAGGTGACTCGACTCATTACGCATGGGCTGATTTCAACCTGTATCACGTGTTGAAAGACCCGCAGTCGGCCAGCGATCTTCGAGCGATAGCATCTGGATACCTCCCACCAACATGCATGTTCTTTCCAGGATGCTGGCCCAAGGGTGTGTTGTGGGATGCAGTGAACTGGCGTTTTTGCGGAGGCTTCTTCCTTGGAGATCGAGAGTCACTTCTCAAGTTTTACGACTTGTATGTAACCGAATACCCTCGTCTTCCAAAGCTCACATGGGAAGTCAATACATGGGCATATCTCGAGACATTAGGATTTCCAATCAATTGGTACTCAGCAGACCATCGTCCGTCGATTCTACACATCCCGCGAAATGTAGTCGTTGTGCCGCCCGATATCCCGTACACATGGGCATCTCCTGATTGTGGACTGTACATCGGTGGTCCACTATATCGGTTTGTATTGGACTGTATTCGCTCGTATGCATTTACGGCCATCTTTCCAAAGTCGGACGGAGTCATTGGTGATGAAGAGTATGACCGAATGATTGCATCGCTGGGCCGCGAAGACGGTGTAACTACATCGGGTCGAGAGTATGCTCGCATAGCGCAGTTGGCCCATCCAGGAACACGTCCAATCGTATGTATGCATTCGTCAAGAAGCTTCAAGAGCAAGAGTCTATTGCTCATGCCGTGGAGCGATACCGTATTTGAGAATGGACTCAATCTCCCACAACTTCCATGGGCTGAGAAACGTCCGAGCGTGGTCTGGCGCGGAGGATCAAGTGGGTTTTATCGTCCGTCGATTCGCATGCAGGTCGTCGAGCGTCTATACGGAGTCCCGCATACAGACGTTCGGTTCACTCGCGGTGGGTGGCCAATCAACGATAACATTATTCCAGATCATCACTTCGGCGAACGTATGACCACAGCGGAGCAGATACAGTTCAAGTATATCCTGGTCATTGATGGAAATACACCTGCGTCAAATGGCCAGTGGGCATTTGCGACGGGTTCTGCTCCTATCATCGTTACCCATCCGGGCAATCGATGGTGGGCAGATAGTGAGCTATGTCCAATGGTGAATTATGTTCCAGTGCAGTATGATCTCTCCGATCTTCTTGAGAAGATTCAGTGGTTGGTCGAGCACGATGATCAGGCACATATGATCGCACTCAATGCACTCGCATTGTCGAAGCGAGTCTTTAGTCCAGACTTTCAAATGGGTTATATTAGCAACCGTGTCCGACAAATTGTCCAGCAAGATCACTGAAACTTGGGCGTTGAATACCGACGCGGTTCTTGAACGCAAACCACTCCGATACAGGCTGAAGCGGTTTCCAATATTGATCGAGAATGTAGATCCAATGGACGGTTGGATTCTGAACAAATAAGTCCGTTCCTTCCTCCCACTTTGCGATCAGTGTGTCGTAGAATCGAGAGTGCACGATGTATCCGCTCGTCGTTTGTGCTTCCTGGACGCGTACGAATGTATCGTCGTGCGGAGTTGACCGAATCATGTTATAGGAAAGCATCACCACGTCGTAGCTCTCGGGAAGCGTTTGGTTCCATTCCTCCTTAGAAATCACAAACTGAAAGTCGTCTTCGAAAATCATCACAGATGGATATCCTCGTTCGCGAGCAAGTCGCAGCACTTCGATGTGCGAGAGATTACATCCAATCGTTGGAGGCGTACACTCAATCGCTGGGAACCGCTCGACCTCAAGGCCCATCCGTTTAAACTCATCCTCCACTTCGGCACGGCGATCTGTGCGTCGATCTAAGTTGATGTAAAACGCATGCATTGTTCACTCATGTCCACCATGTGAAAATACGTCGATACCAAGGCCGCGTTGATGCGAATTTCGCATTCCATTCATCGATTGTAAAGTGGTTTCCCATGCTCAAGTTGCAGCGCGAACAGATGGGAACCAGGTTATCCAGCGACGTTGGACCGCCTTTGGATTCGGGGATATTGTGACCGCACTGAAAGTCAAAGACCGTCATGCGATTACCACACCAGATGATCTTGCACTTTGATTCGAAGACCCGTCCAACTTTTATGATCCATAGCTGTTCTCGTAGTGCTCTAGGTATCATTATCTACACTTACCTGACGGCTGTATATGCGTTTACGCGGAACGGAGTCGCCATACCCTGGGCGGCTTCGACGAACGAGTTGCGCGGCATATGGTTCGTCCGCTGCTCAAATGAAGAGTGCTCGACCGTCTGCGTTCGTTCCGCCTGACTACGATCTAACATCTCAGGCTGGAACTTCTCGGAACGCGAGAGAGTCCATACGAACCAAAGCGCAGCAGCCCCTGCGAGAAGAGCGATGATGTGAAGCATTGTTTTACTCGGGTAATAAAAAACGAACTCTTTCCATCGTAGGTAAAAAGGGCACAATGGAAGACAAGGCTCTTTCAACTCTTCGCATCTTGTTTGAGCGTCGGAAGCTCTCGACTGAAACCAAGCCCGTACAGACCAGCCTTAAAGACGTCAATGCATATACGATGGGCGATGTCCTAGTGCTGTTCCCCCAGAAGGACAAGATGCTTGAGCGCGATGTGAATACGTATCTCGAGTATGCGAGTGAGAACGACTTCAAGAATGGAATGGTCGTCGTATCCAAGTCCAACCCGTCTGGAAACCTGATGAACCTGATTCGGTCAACGTTCATCAAGGAGCGCCTTCAGTTCTTCCATATGCGCGAGCTTCAGATGGATATCTCGACACACCGCATGTCCGTGCCTCACCGCATTCTGACGCCCGACGAGGCGAAGGATGTCCTCGACAAGAACCGCATCGTGAAGCCGGAAGACCAGATGCCCTGGATTGATTCGCAGGATATCCAGGCCCGATTGATTGGTGCTGTGCCGGGCAACATCATCGAGATTACGCGCCACAGCGATACAGTGGGGAAGAGTATCTATTACCGGTATTGTGTGCCTGACGTAAATGTTGCCTAGACACAATGGATCCATCAGCTGGGACTATGGCGGACTTGGAAGCCGAATACCAAAAGAGAAAGATTATATACGATAACCTAGTTGACGATGCGATCAGACGTAATGACGGCTCAAAGATTACCGCAATTGCCGCCGCAAAGCGTGCAATGGGTGATTCACTGTCGAAGATGCTCGAAGTATCCGCCCGCTCAGGCACCGAGGACCAACAAGAGGAGCTAGTCCGCAGGATCATGGAGATTCAACACGACTACAATGGCCTTCTTGTGGCGACGGATAAACTCGAGACACTTCGGCGCATTCACCAGTCGATCGATGTTACTCAGGGGGCTGGGTTGAAGCTATTCGGACTTCTTTTTGCGTTGACGTCGCTTACACTGATTTTTATGACTGTGAGGACGCATTAAGAGCAAGCGTCGCACCCATAATCAATACGAGCACAACAATTCGGCTCACCAACGAACCATAGTCAATCTGAGTCGGTTGTTCGGCAGTTGACGCTGCGAGTTGATCCGCAACTTTCGGTCCCTCATCCCGGAACACTTGCGCTTGCTGGTGAAGCTTATCCAGCTCAGGATTCATGTTCTTGTAGTCATCGAGAAACGTCTGAATAGTAAACTGGTTCGACTCAACCTGTTCTCGCATCTGATCCTGATACTCTGTAATCGCAGTTCTGACCTGAATCAGCGCCGTCTGGTCACCCGTAGTCTTCGCAGCCATAAATGCTCGCGAATATGCGTCAATCATGTTCTGATAGTCCAGTGAAACCGAATTGAGAAGTGCTTCTCCACTCGGTGTTGCTGCATCGAACCCTTCTTGAGAGCGGGCTTTGACGGTTACGAGCATAACCAACGTAAACAAAAGGGCAGTGAGCCACCCAACCATTATCTTGTAGGAGTAATAAAATGCCGACCGCGCAATCATTCTACGAACCCTCCGCTCCGGCCCGCCACATGCGTGGTGTGGATGCATCCGAATATACTCGCTTTGTCCGTATGGCGGCCACAGTTGCGCCGTACATCGACCCGAGTACAACGTTCAACAGGCCGTATGCCCGCAATGGACAGAGTCAGGAGGCGACCCGAGATGCTCGCTTCGTTAGCACAATCTTCGGCGGCCTCAGACCGTTTGTTGCGAATAAGTAATGAGTTGTCCATCTGGATTTGAGAAGGCATCTGGTCGGGACGTATGTATCATTACGTGTCCAACAGACTTCAAGTCGATTCGAGACGATGGCGTTGATAAATGCGTGGCTATGTCGGACAATCAATATTTTATCCAGCTCCGTGAAGTGGCGTATGCCGCATCGTCTACTGAGTTTTTAGATGAACAGGCTCGGTTTCTTAAGAGCTATATCGCTCTCACGAAGAGGATGCAGACGTCCGAGCCTACACGCGAGGAAACGGTGAAAGCTCACGATGGTGTAGCGAGTATGTATGCCGAAGCCATTGAAACACTTAAGCCATTTCGCCCGCCCACGCAGCCGAACGTCGATATCGAGACTACGAAGCTGGATATCAAGAAGCTAGAGGGCCTGAATCTTCGCATCATCCAAATCTGTCTGTTCTTTGTGGTCATCGCGCTATTGGAGTACTTCCTTCTACCGACATCGATTGTTCATGGAGTGGCGTTCCTCACATTGTGTGTCGGGTTCTCGCTAGCAATCTATCTTTCCAATAAATAATGGGTAACATACAGTTCAAGTGTCCGTCAGACACTGTTTACGGCGCTGCGCCTCTTTCGTGTGTGATTGCGTGTCCTCCTACATATGACCTTCGAATGGTAGACGGCTCTCAGCGGTGCGTGAACAAGGTAGATCCAGATGCAACTATACATCTTGTCCCCCAAGCCGCAGTCGCGAGAAAAATGGACGACCGGCAGATCTTCTCAATCTCCGAACTGAAAGACTCGAATCCAGATGCGTATTACCGGTATGTCGCAGAGCAGGAACGATTCGATAAAGAGAAGGAAAAGGCAGATGCTCAGGTCAGTCACAAAGCCCAAGTAGACGCTGCTGCACGTGACGTGCTCGCTGCGAATGGAGCGGACGAGGCTGCGAATGCGAGATACTCATCTCTCACGGACGACCCGAACGCACTGAACGTGATGTATGCGAACCAGATCAAGAAGGACACGGACCGATTCATCAGCGAGTATCAGTTCCTCAACAACCAGGTCCTTCAGCAGCAGCAGACGCTTGACCTAGTGAACGGCGTCAAGGATAACATCGGAACCGTCAAGGATGACCTGGAGTATTCAGTGGGGACATTTAGCAAGCAGATTAGCGACATTCGCAACCAAATCAACATCAACCGCAAGACCCATGAGCAGGCGCTTGACTATGGGAAGTGGCTTGGGATTGGCCTTAATGTTCTCATCGTCCTCGCACTCTTGTATCTGCTGTTCACGGTCGGGCGTCGTGCGATGAAGGGAGCGACTCTCCCCTCGAATCCGGCTTCACCTCCCAACACAGGCAACGGAGCCGACTTTATGGGTGCTTTCGCCAAGTATATCACTGAATCCGCGTCAAAGCCAGCTGTCTAAAAGAACTGAATTGGGTAATGGAGGTTACAGACCCTCGTCCCGTAACGGACTTTCAAAAAACAACCTTTTGCGGACATCCACGTGCACACGTGCGGAAAGTGTTGATTCATACGATTCAGTTAGGTCATGCGGACTACGCATGTTACTGGACGCTTGAGTTGCTCTGCTCTGGTCTTGTGCATAGTTTATGGGGCGCATTGTTCGAGGCGGCTGCGCTTCACATCAATCGGGCCCAGCCCAATGTGTTTCTCTATCTGGCGAAGGCATACGAAACCTACGCCCCCATCGAATCAAGCTACGACATCCAACAGATGACGAAGATTCGCAACCACCCTGACGTGAGAAAGATGGTCTGTGAAGTCGCAGCTACCCTGGCCCTGTGTCGCAAGAACAAGTTGCAATCCCTTCCAACCATCAAGCCTACCCATGACTTCAACCCGGTCACAATTCAGGAGAGCCTGAAGTCACCGTCGCGGTTGTACGGATCACAGGTCATCAAACCAAACGACCCAATGCCTGCTGCGGTTCCAATCAATGAGTTCTGTTACTGCATTCGATCGGACGTGCGTGACCTGACTCGAGCACTGTATTGGATGTCCTGGATTTTCACGTTCTGCCGCGAGCACAAAAAGCAGGTGAAGACCAACTTGTTGTTTGCCTCGCGCGAAGACGAGTATGTATCTGGAAGCGATAGTACTCACCCTGTATGGATCTTCTGGGATGCGATTCGCAAGAACAGCCCCCCAGGTGTGCGTGAGTATACGGACGTGCTCTATCGCATTCACTCTCTCCGGTGGTCACCCTCCGATAAGAGCAAGCGACCGTTGCTCATCGCAGCTGTGACCCTGCTGTGCGAAGCGACGCTGGATACCACACCATGTGCACCCACGCTTCAGGTTTCGAACGTGCTCAACGGAATGCCTGGATGGATTGACGCAATCGTCAAGATGCAGCGGAGCTTTGCGTAAAACGGAACCATGCGAGTTCACAAGGGAACGGTTCAACCAAAATGTTTCGTCCATGCTTTTCCGCCACCCAAGTCGCAGGTGCAATCGGCCGCCACAAGTACCAACCCACTCACCAAGTTATGTATGAGGTCTTCAAGAAGGATGGTGTTGCGTCTAAGATTATCGAAGAGATTGAGAAGGCACACAACCGCAAGGCCGTGAAGAACTTCAAGGGCGCTATTCTGAAGGACCGTGAGATTCAACGCAGTGTCTTCACTGCGTTAGATGACTGTAAGGTCGCCGATACGGCTGTTGCAGCTGAGTTGGCTGCCCAGGAGGTTCTGGTCGAGGCCGAGCGCCGCAGCCATGAGCTGGATATGAAGAAGGCAGCGGGTATCGAAATTTCCGAGGAGGAGAAGGCACTTGCAGTTGCAGAGGTCGTCAAGGCTGCGGAGTTACGGAAACTGGCCGCCGCTGAGGTTGCAGCTGCTCCGTCTGTAGATGCATCTCTTGCCCGAGTCGAGGCCGCCTGTAAGAAGGTGGTCGAGCGCACGCCCAACATGACGCCCGAGATGGCCACCCAGCTTCTCGCAGACGCTCGCGGCGAGGTTGCGAAGAAGCGTGGGCTTCAGAATGAGGACAAGATTCTCAACACCTACGAGGCAGACAAGAAGGTTGTGGTCACGGAGCGCAACACCAAGATGCTTCGCATGGACAAGGAAGAGTTCATCCTGGTTGGGCGCACGGACGGGTTCGTCGCTGAGCTGAACCGCGTTGTGGACTCGAAGGACCGCACGACCTACTGGAAGACGGTTCCGGTCTACGATGAGATCCAGCTCCGTGTCTACATGCATATGATGGATGCGAAGGATGCAGAGCTCGTCGAGAAGTTCCCGAACGGAACTAAGCGGAACACGGTCTTCGAGAACGACCCTGAGATCTGGGCCGACATCGAGGCGAATCTCCGCCTTACAACTCGCCGGATGTGCGAGATCCTCGCAGATGCGTCTAGCTTAGAGGATCTGGTCTTCAAGAATACAGTGGAGAATGGAGCTTAAGGTTACCTCTCATCCGCCCACATGGGCAACACACGGAACAAGCTACGAGACGAGATTCATCTATACTGGATTTGGTCGCATCGACGTTCAGGCCAAACTCTACCAAACCTTTCAAAGTGAACCTTTTTCCATGTTCGAACGGCCGTTCGTGGGTGGAGTAATCTCAAGGTCTTACGCAGTTGAACTAGCAACGGTTACTGAATATTCCAAGACACCACGCAGATGGAAAGAGGAAACCCCCAACGGGACGCAGTACTTCGAGGAACTGCGTAGGATTCCGTGCTAAGAAAAGGCCGTCGCAAAACAAATGGAGGCGTATGATGTGCTTGTGACTGCGATGGCTTCATTGATTATGTTGATCGTCATTCATGTGGCGGTCTTCGGAGTGATTCGCTGGATGTATCCGCCGTATGTGCAGCCACAGGTTCGCTTCGTCGAGCCCGAGCGGCCTGCGCCTTTCACGGAACCGCCGCAGATGAAGCAGGAGATCAATGTACCAACGTATGCGCCGCCTGTATCCGTGGCGCCCCCTAGTGAGGAAGGGCGAGCCGAACTCGGAAAAGCACCGAGTACCGCAGCTGAACGGCCTGCCTGGCTGGTTGCTGTTGACCCAAAGACCCTCGAGTGAGTTCGTTGCCCTGAGTATTGATGAGAAGGGTGGACATCAAGAAGAGTTGGCTCTCGTAATGGATGAGCGGATGTGTTGTGATACAGTGTTTCGCACGACGCGACTCTCAAAGGATGTCTTTGTGATTAATGACGTATGGGCTATGAACGGTACAGTCGTTCATCCTACTGCGTCATGGTCACAACGGCAAGAATGGATTGCCGAATGTTTGCGTCTATTTCATCAGCCGGACCTAACGGCATTGTTCACACTCGCGGACGCGCCCGTTGGGACACTGGTTCGTGGATATGAATACTATGACGACCTGCCGGGTAGCATTGGAGTCTTTTCGCGTGAAGAGGTAAATGGGTGAACAGTGCGGAACAGGTCGCCGTCGTACAAAGAAGTCAAAGAAGTCTCGTCGTCGCACTCGCCGTGGTGGGTTTGCACCGGCTAGTTTCCAGGGCGCGGTCCTCGGAGCTAACGGTCAGCCGGCCGGTGCGCAGTTCGGTGCCGTTGGTGTGTCTGGGTCGACTGCGAACCCGAACGCCAGCAGCTACACCCAGAACACGGCCGGCACATATGCCGCATATGGTGGCCGTCGCAAGTCCAAGGGTCGCAAGAGCCGTCGCCGTTACCGCATGCGCGGAGGCACGGGCGGTATGTCGATTGGGTATGGCTTCACCGGTGACCCGGTCGGTGGAGTCGCAGTCGGGCGCTCCGTGATTGCCCCGGTTTCAGCGTCTGGACATGAAACGGATGCTTCCGGTTACAACCGCGGTATCTGATGGCGCACGACTGCGTCTGCCCACACATAAGGCATATACTTAGGATCATTCGTTGCGATGAACGGTCCTTTGACCTGAGCCATACGCAATCGCATGAGCTGCATTGTGAACGATAAGTCTGAATACTCCAACCACTCCTTCCACACTCGAAATGCAGTCACTGCTGTAGAGGCCGCCATAAATACGTCACCTGAAGTAAAAAACATGAACAGCGCAATCAAGGGCATGACGATCATGTCGTTGATTCGTTGAAATTTGGCCACGAATGTTCTTGGTATGCACATGTCCCGCAGGACAATGAATCGATCTGCTGCTTTAAACGGGTTCATACGCCACGATCCTTACTCCTTCGTTAGGAAACACCACGTCTAGTCCAGACGTAATATCTGTGTATACAATGTTAATCTCATCGTGGACACGGAGGAATCGGAAGAGGAGGTCAAGCTGGATTCGGTTTCCGACCATGAGATACCGGTCAATCGCCAGGGTAATGTCGACATCAGTTGACGCATCTCCGATCCACGCCCATGGATTCTTGACTGGAGTGAACGGGTTGCCTGCGAACTCAGTGATTGCCTCACCCTCGTAGAGGATGCGGCGGCGGATTGACTCGCCCTTCTTCCACTCCTCGACGTAGATAGAGTCCTCTGGGACTGTCTTCATGTTCTCATCATATTCCTCGAAGTCAGATAGAAGATACTTGCGGACAATCTTACCATGGTCGGGCTTGTATCCGGTGATGTAGCGGTCAAGAAGAGTGAGAAGACGGAAGATGCACATTTTGTAGTGAGCTCAGTTTCAGTACGCAACTACGGATCCGTTTTACGCGTGGCGTCCGGAAAGTGACGTCGGCTTCACGGCAGTCAGTGCAACACCGTGGGCATCGGAAGCCGAGCGCGACCACTTCGGATCGTAGTCGGTGCCCCACTTGTTACCCATCGAGCCCTCCGTCCAGGACTGCGTGGCCGGCGTGATACCAGGCTCGGGAGGACCGCCTGCCTCGGGAGGATTGTGCTGGAGGATACCATTCGGAGCATTCGTGAACTTCTCCTTCGCCTCGCCCTGCTGAAGCTGGATCAGGATGATCTCATCGAAATTGGTACCCATCGAGATTGCCGTCGCCAACGCAGTGATCACGAACGGCGCAGCAACGAGAAACCACGACACCGGCGACAGGCCGATACCGCAGAACGTGTCGAGCACCTTCACCACGGCAAGTCCGAGAACAAGCTTGATTGCGAACGTGACCCACATGCCCAGCGCCAGGTCGAGTCCCAGCTGGACCACTAGAAAAATAAGATACAAAAGAGCCGGTGGGCAGAGCGATTCAACGAAACGCATATTCACGTACTTATTGTAAACCATATAAAAAATGACGGATGTCGAAATGGTTCAGTCACTTGCAGGATGTACTGCTGAGCAAGCCCAACTCTCATTGAACGAATTCGGCACAGTCGAAGCAGCTGTGGATGCGCTGTTGTCGAAGCCAGTCGTATCAGGTCAGAAGTATATCCCTTCGGTCCAGAAGATTGTACATAATGACCCCGAACAGGAGGAGCGTTGTGCAGCAGGACGCATGCTTATGGACAAACTTACCGCTGTATCCTCAGCCGCCCACTCGAAAATCCGATCCGGGCAACCGCTGGCGGCGGGCGCAGTGAAGTCGGATTCGGAGGTCCTGCCGTCAGTGGAGGCGCTGTCTGACGAATAACTACAGGATTCTCGCGCTGAAACTCCTCCATCAGGCCAGCAATTCGGTTCGCCTCGGAGAAGATGTTCATAGACTGGATATGCTCCTTTACCTGCGCCCGACGAGCCGCGTATGTATCAGGGTCGTCCAGACCCTCGATCGCAGCAGTCCATTCCTCAGGTGCATCGCGCGTACATCCGATTCCAGCAGGGAGAATCCATTCCTCAACGCCCTCTGTAGAACCCACCGGCCCTACGTTCTCGGTAGCAGGCTTAGAATAGATAACCGGTATACCGTTGTACATCGCTTCTACGGCGATACGTCCGAAGCTCTCGTATTTCGATGGAAAAAGAAGGATACGAGTTCGCTTCAAGATGTTGCGAACATCGTCGTCAAACGGAATCCACTCAATATTCTGTGGGGCAGCTGGGATCCAGAGTTCTCCGTAGTAGGGTTTAACAGCCAGAAACTTGCGATTCGGCATACGTTTCGCAATCTCAATGAACTGATGAACTCCCTTATTCGCGTTCGCATTCACCAGAGTAATTGCGTCGCCGTCAGGAGGGGTATCCATTTTGATCTTGGCTTCATTCATCAGGGGGCGCACAACTGCGGTGCGAGCAATCATTGATGGAAATGGATTGATCTCCCTTCGGAAATGTCCCTCCATGACGTGATTGATAAAGAGTAACATCTCCGACCATTTGTTCGTTGCGAGATGAGTGAGCACCTTGTATTGACCATCAAAGTGTGCAGTTACCGCGATCGGTCGATAATACCCACGATCATTCAATTTTCGCACGTACGGAAGACAGGGTGCATGTGGACAGATCCATAACTCGCTTGTATCAAGCATTGATCCAGCGGCCGAGTAATGCGCAAACCTATACCCTCTCCAATATCCACCGTCATATCCCTCCTTCGGCTTTTCAATCGTCAGAAATGCGACCGCATGGCCACGTTTCTGAAGTTCAGCTGCTAAATCAATATCATGAAGAAATGCTCCGCACAGATCGGGCATACGGTTCGCAAAGAACAACACCCGCATTATGTAGACTCTTCGACTCGCGTTTTCTTAATTAAGCGTGTAGAATCACCGCCCCAGGTCCATCCCTGAATCCAGTTGTTCGGATTGTTATACTCGGACTGCTTGATCGGGATCAGCGGCTGGTAATAGTTAGGGATCGTCTTGTCCATGATCGTCGACGCCTCCTTCTTGGAACGCTGAAGCGCTGCGTGGAGAAGGCTGGACTCATCGCCAACTGTATCGGCCTGCCGCCCTCGTCCCAGGTTCGGCGTAGTGGGAAACGGACGAATCCACAGCTGCTTGGGACCCTTGACGCGCATACCATCGACCTCTCCAAACTTGATCCCTGTATTCGTATCGATATCGCATCCAGGACCAAGACCATATCCACCGCGAGCAATCATACCCGGCTGGTCGGCCATAGCATTTGCAGGACTGAGTGCACCTGTGCAATCACCTCCAAACAGTGAAGTCTGACGACCGAATGCAGCCTCATTCGCGAAGTCGTGCTCCATCACATGGGACTGATCCACGTTGCCTCGTGTGTTGGCGAAAAACCAGTCAACCGTATTTGTCGACATATCTCTTATCATCAAACCCAGAAAGTTTCATGGAAAACGGACAGTGAAGACTAAAGGCAGACTCGGTTCAAATGCAGCCTTCAGATTGGCACGAACACGATGTGCGCGGACAGTATGTTGTTGACGTCTTCGGACGCCTGCGCGACAAGTCTGTCGCATGCGTGCGAATCAATGGATTCAAGCCTTACTTCTACGTCAAGTGTACACAGGATCCCGGTAAAGGGGAGAAAGTTCAACGATACGATGCGATGGCTGGCTTTGACTCTCTCAAGACCATCGGTGTGTGGAAGGTCACCTGTTCATCCCTGAACGAGTATCATGCGAAGGTTCGTGAGTTCAACGCGAAGAAGTACACTCTCTACGAGTCCAACCTTCCCCCGTTCCTCCGCCTTCTTCACGAGCGTCATCTGGGTCCCGGTTCTCCGATTCAGTTCGTAGGCGAAGAGGTCGATATCCCCGTGGACCCCGATACGGAGGAGCCGCTCTTCACAGTGGACGCCTTCTATGAATGCGACTGGACAACACTAAAGCCGGCGGTTGGCGACATCCCGCTCAAGGTCGCTTGTTACGATTTGGAGATGTGCCCCACCGTAGGCGATAACTTCCCAATGGCGGCAAAGGATCCGATTGTCCAGATCGGCATCTCCTACCGCTGGTCGAACGACATGATGACGCCGACGTCTAAGAAGGTCTTCGTGTTGGGTAGCTGTGATCCCGCAGATGACCCGCTGACCGAGTTCGTTTCCTGCAAGACCGAAGCCGATATGCTCTTCAAGTTTGCTGCGAATGTCCGTCGTGAGAATCCCGATATCATGTCCGGATACAACACCTTTGGTTTCGATGACGCCTACATCGAGGATCGATGCCGAATCCTGGGAATCCGCGAAGACATTAACCTATCTCGCGCTCCACACGCCAAGACAAAGAAGGGTGACCAGTGGGACATCAAGTTCGCAGAAACCAAGAAGTTCGAATTGGCGTCGGGTAAGTATGACCTCCGTATTCTAACGATGCGGGGCCGTCTGTCCGTGGACCTGCTTCTGAATATGCGGCGTGAACACAGTTTGGACTCCTTCAAGCTTGATAACGTGGCGTCCGTGTTCCTGCGCGACAAAGTGCTGGACTATACAAAGAATGTGGTCACGACAAAGAGTACTCGTGGCCTGTGTGTGGGTAACTTTGCCCGCTTTGATCTCGTGGGAAATACTACAGATCCATACCGCGATGGCGAAAAGTTCAAGGTCATCGCGATCAACGGGAACACCTTTACAGTAGAGGCTCCGGCCGACTTGTTCACGGATCTGTCCGAGAAGGAGCGCAAGTCGCTCGAGTGGACCTTCTCGAAGGACGATGTAGAGCCTCATGAGCTGTTCCGGCTTCATCGCCACGGTGATTCCGCTGGTCGTGCGCGAATTGCCCGTTACTGTATTCAGGACTGTGATCTGGTCCTGACGCTCATGGCGAAGCTTGATACGATTGTTAACGCTCGCGGTATGGCGGACGTGTGCAAGGTGCCGATGCAGTTCGTCCTCATGCGTGGTCAGGGAATCAAGATCTTCTCTGCTGTGGTTTACTATGCGTCGCAGCGTAATCAGATCATCCAGGTGCAACACGCGATTGGTGACGACGAGGCAGGCTACGAGGGTGCGGTCGTGATCAGTCCGAAGATCGGAATGTATCTAGATCAGCCTGTGTCCGTTCTAGACTTCAACTCGCTCTACCCGACCAACATGATCGCCTACAACATCTCGCCTGATACGTTGGTGAGTATGCAGGTCTTCGACTCGAACGATAAACAGATTGATGACCTGTGCGAGGGGATGACGTATCCAGCCATGCAGAAGCTCAAGGCCGCTGGCTACGTGCTGGACGAGGTTGAGTATGATAACAAGGAAACAGGTGGAAAGACGGTGTGTACCTATGTGCAGCCAAAGGCCGACCAGCCGATGTTGACGGGCGTTCTCCCCAAGACACTGGAGATCCTGCTGGCCAAGCGAAAGGAATATAAGCAGATGATGGAGGATCCTAAGTATGACGAAGCTCAGCGATCTGTATACAACGGCCTCCAACTGGCGTACAAAGTGGTTGCGAATTCCGTGTACGGACAGACCGGCAGTCGAACCTCTCCTATCCGAAAACTCTGTGTCGCCGCGTGCACAACGGCAGCAGGACGAAAAGCCCTCTACCTCGCGAAGAAGATTGTTGAGGAGGAGTTTGGAGCCAGTGTGGTCTACGGTGATACAGATTCCATCTTCATTAAGTTCCCTACTAAAGACCTTGCGACCTCCATTGAACTAGGAATCAAGGCAGGCAAGCGAATCACCGAGCAATGTCGTCGCCCCTACAAGATTGCATATGAGAAGACCTTCTACCCGTTCATCCTGTTCTGTCGCAAGCGGTACGTCGGTATGAAGTATGAAGAAGACCCGAACCCCAAGAAGGCGAAACGTATGTCCATGGGTATCGTGCTCAAGCGCCGCGATAATGCACCGATTGTGAAGGACGTGTTCGGTGGTGCGCTTGATATTCTGCTATCTCGTGGGACCGTGAAGGATGCACAGGCGTTCGTGAAGAACATTCTGATTGAGGTGCTGAACAACCGTATTCCTCTGGAGAAGTTCATTGTGTCGAAGTCACTGCGAGATGACTACAAGAATCCGGTCCAGATTGCACATCGTGTTCTAGCCGACCGCATGGCGGAGCGTGACCCCGGTACAGCTCCAAAGGTAGGTGACCGCGTACAGTATGTCTACGTTGCAGAGAATGGTGGTCAGAGCAAGCAAGGTGACCGTATTGAGCACGTGGACTATGTGCGAGCGAACAACCTGCATTATGACGCGGCCTTCTACGTTGACCATCAGATTCAGAACCCAGTGGCTCAGTTGTTTGCGCTGTGTATCGAGCAACTCGATGGATACAGACGTCCAGCCGTTACGTATGAGGCGACGTATGCGAAGTGTCTTGCGGCCATCTCCGCAAAGCAGCCTGATCTCTCGAAGGATGAACTCGAGGAGGAAACGACGCTCGCAGTTCTTAAACACAAGGAGAAGCAGATTGACGGTATGATGTTCCTTGGCTCACCAGAGTTGGCCGCGATCGTGCGGAAGCGTGGCCATTCGCTGGTCAAGGGTCCGATGGACATGTTCGTCAAGAAAACGGAACCACGCAAGTAAATAACATGAATGGAGGAGATGACCCCGCGGCCGGAGATTGAGATCACAGAAGAGAAACAAGTACCATTTATCGTCGAAGCACGCAGGAGATTCCTTCGCGAACGCATGAGGCCATCCGTGCTGTTTGATTCGGTCATCGACGCATGGAGGAAAGCGCATCTGATCTTGATCGGGCGCGCCAATGACTATGAAACAGACGAGGACTACAAGGAGGCAATCCTCGATCCAAACCCATACAAAACAACTTATATCTTCTTCTGCCTTCGAAAGTAGCTTTCGAGATCACCGCGAGATACCTCCAATGTCTATATCGCATGGAGTCATCGCAGTGGTCCGGGAACTTCTCGAAACAGAATCAGCTTTTTTTCGTACGGCAGTTGCATTGCCTGAGCCACAACGTGGTCGAGCGATTGGAAATCGTGCACGGATGACGCACGACATCCTCTCGTTGATGCGCTTGATGGTTAGTCCACCGCCTACCACGCAGCGGTTCGTAGTCAACATTCCTCTGCGCGAGAGTGATGTGAATGCATTCGAGGACGTGCCTATTCTACCTACGGCCGATCATCTGGCCGCGGCGCTTGAACATGAGATCCCATTCAATGATAGTAACTGCGCAATATGCCAAGAGTCAGTTGAAATGGGAACTCGCCTTCGCAACTGTGGTCATGGATTTCATTCATCCTGTATCACGAACTGGTTCTCAATGAACCCGAGGTGTCCTGTGTGCCGCGATGACGTTCGAGTGCCGCGACCAACACGTCCACCTGGGTCCAGTGCTTCTGACGAAGAATCTCATTGACCTCGGGACTGAACTTCGTAAGCGGCGCTGGAGGAGGCAGACTATCTGATTCTCCATACTGAAGCTGCTGAAGCATGCGACGCACATCATGGTTACACTGCCGCGCCATCTCATGGACATCGCGGTGAGGAAAGAGTGGAATCAAATCCGCAGGTTTGGGTGGATGGCACCGAATCACTTCAATTTTTTCCGAATTCTTGAAGATGCGAGGTACTTCGTTGCACGTCATCAGAATCGGAAGTGTGCGGTCAATCGAGGTCATCCACTCGACCATCTTGCGTTGGGCGTGCGAGTCTGACCCATCAATCTCATCAAGGAGCAGGCACGACGACTTGGTATCCCCGCGAATCAATGAGGTGATGCTCCGGCTATTACGGTAACTGGCCACCAACCTCGCAACGTCATCGTGGCTCCGCATCGTCTGTGTCGCATTAATCTCCAGAGGCTCCATTCCGCAACTGCGAATCGACGCCAGAGCCATCGTGGTCTTACCGATTCCTGGCGGGCCGTGAAGCATAATCACATGCGAGTATGGCTTTGTCTTCAAGTAACTCGTCAACCTCTTTTTTACGTCCGTGTGTCCAACCACCTGCTCGAGCACGAGAGGGCGTTGGGTTTCACTCAACATATCTGAGTTTCATCTGAGATGAGAAAATGCTTGTGGAAAGAACAATGGATGTCCCGCAGCATATTCTTCGAAGTCTTTTCAGGGACACATCCTTCCCCTTGATTCAGCACCATGTGGATTCCTACAACGCCATGCTGGAGTCAAGCATCCCCAACTTCATTCGCGCCTCGAACCCCCACGAGCTTGAGCTGCCGGAAGGGCGATACATCCGCGTCTTCGTGGGCGGCCGTGATGCGAAGCGACTGAAGTGGACGTCCCCTACAGATGAGATTGGGAATGCAGTCCTTCCTCACGCGTGCCGGTTAGATGACCAAACCTATTCCGTTAGCCTCACTGCGGACCTGGAAATTGAGTATGTGATGCCCGGAAGCGCCAACGTGGTCCGTGAGTTCAAGGATGTTCTGATTGGAAAGATTCCGCTCATGTTGCGTAGTCGGCTGTGCTACCTCACGGGCATGGATGGCTACGAGGTGGGTGAGTGCAAGTTCGAGCTGGGTGGCTACTTTATCATCGATGGCGCAGAGAAGGTGCTGTTGACGCAGGAGAAGCTGGGAAACAACATGATGTATTCGGG